AATAAATTATGAAGATGATCAATTGGAGAGAGTGAATGACTCTGGACTCCTTAGCATCGCGGATTGTTGTCAAAGATTGGTCGATCTTGAGAACGAAGCATCCACCCTCGAAGATCAATTGAAGCATATAAAAGAAGAAATGTTAAGTATTAGGAACGAAAAAATACCTGCTATAATGCAAGAAAAGAACTTGACACAACTTAAATTAAATGATGGTAGCTCCATCGAAATTAGAAATTTTTACGGAATTAGTGTGCCAAAGGATCCTGATCAACGGGCAACGGCATATCAATGGCTTCGTGACAATAACTTAGGCGATATTATTAAAAATGAAATATCGGCTAGGTTTGGTCGTAACGAAGACGGAAAGGCATTGGAGTTTTCCAAGTTAGCCACCGCCAATGGGTATGAGGTTCAACAAGATTTAAAAGTTGAACCCATGACCCTTAAAGCAACTCTTCGGGAACTGCACGAAAAAGGTGCAGATCTACCACCTGAAGATATTTTTAAAACGTTTGTTGGTAGGCAAGCAAAAGTAACAAGGAAAAAATAACAATGAATAAAGTACAAAAAACAACGGACAACGCTGTAGCTACTGTCGATACAAATATGTTTATGACAGATGCTAAAACACAAAGCGGTCTTGAGAACGTTAGTTCCACCGATGATCTGGCACTTCCATTTTTGAAGGTGTTGAGTCAACTCTCTCCACAGTGTAACAAGACAAGTAATAATTATGTTGAAGGTGCAGAACCCGGCATGATTTACAATACTGTGTCAGGTACATTATCTGATGGAGAACAAGGTATTGATGTAATACCTTGCCACTATAAACGACAGTTTATAGAGTGGGGTGAACGTGGTAAAGGTAGCGGTGCTCCCGTAGCAGTTCATGAGGCTGATTATGATATTAGTCAGGCTCCAAGAGATGCTAACTTCCAAAACAGATTACCTAACGGTAATGTGATTGACGAAACGGCCAATCACTATGTGTTGGTTGTTAGTGAAAATGGTTATGAGCAAGCGCTTATAACTATGAAAGCTACGCAAAGAAAAGTTTCACGTAAGTGGAACTCCATGATGCTTGGCTTAAAGATGCAAGGTAAGAATGGGCCCTTTACGCCTCCTTCTTATAGTCACGTCTATAAGCTAAAAACTGTACCACAGTCCAATTCTAAAGGAACGTGGTTTGGTTGGGACATACAAAAAGTTGGTCCTGTAACAGATAAGGGGACATATGATGCGGCTAAATTGTTTTCACAAGGTGTAAGCAAGGATGTTGTTAAAGTGTCTCACGAAGAAGAAGCTCAAGTAGCAACTTCATCGTCATATTAAAACTAGGGCGGCTTCGGCCGCCCTTTTTACATAAGGGGAAAAGAAAGTTAATGACTGAAAATTTTATTAAAATATTTAAAGGGCTGAATGTTGCCTACGGAAAATTTATACCTGAGGATAAAAATGATGCAGGAAAACTGCAAGGAAAAAATCAAATTATTAGGGAGCCAAACGGTCTTCCGGATAAACTATGGGAAGATCATCTCAGTGGTAAAGCTAGTCTAGGTATTATACCTATTGATGAAAACAACTGTTGTCGCTGGGGCTGTATTGACATTGATAAATACAATGGATTTGATCACTTAAAATTAATTAAAAAGATTAAAAAACATGGGCTACCACTAATTGTATTTAGATCAAAAAGTGGTGGTGCACATGTCTTTATGTTTTTCACTGTCCCTGTGAAAGCCGGCCTCGTACAATCTAGACTAAAGGAGTTTGCTTCTTTTCTAGGTTGTGCGGGCTCAGAAATATTTCCAAAGCAAATAAAGCTTTTATTAGATAAGGGGCAAACCGGTAATTATTTAAACTTGCCTTATTTTGATGCGGACAGTACTGAACGTTATGCTTTAGATGATGAGGGCAAGCCTTGTAGTTTAGAAGCATTCTATTCTATGCATTCTATTCGTGCACAACCAAATGCTGATGAAGAGTTTTTAAAAATAGATGATCATTTTAAAGATGGACCACCTTGTTTAAATACTTTGTACAATAATGGTGTGCCAGAAGGTGGTAGAGATGAAACTATTACTAACGTAGCTGTGTTCTTAAAGAAGTCAGGTAGAACAGAATTTTTAGTTGATCTTTTAAATATAAATAAGAAAATGTGTGATCCTCCTTTGACCCAAGGTGAAGTACAAAAGATAGAAAAATCAGTGATAAAAAAAGGATATGACTACGCGTGCAGTAAAGAACCTTTGGCTTCTAATTGTAACAGAAGAGAATGTTTTAAAAGAAAATTTGGTAAAGGTGAAACAGATTTAGAGGTGGCTCCATCTGGTTTAGAAAAATATGGATCAGAACCACCTTTATGGTTTTTGTCTTTAGATGGAATAACTAAACCTTTAGAACTTGAAACAGAGGACTTACAAAATCAAATAAGATTCCAAAGAAGATGTATGGAACAAATAAACACAATGCCTAAAATAATTCCAGCTCCTAGATGGACTGAAAAAATAGGAGCCATCCTTAGTAATACAACTCATACGCCAGTTAAAGGTGTTAGTAATACTGAACAATTTATCGAATATCTAAAAGAATGGTGCACCAACAAAGGTGCTGCTGCAACTAAAGAAGAAATAGCTTTAGGTAAACCTTGGTTGAATCGAGAAGCTAATGAAAATAGAAAACATCACTTTTTATTAAAAGACTTAGAAGACTTTTTACAAAAGAAAAAGTTTACAGTGTTTCATAGAAATAAAATGGTGCGTGTAATTGAACAAGAATTACAAGGTGTCAAGAAGACTATTAAATTAGTAAAAGCGGATGGTGAAGTTGTCTATATGCGCCCATGGACAATTCCAGAATTTGTTGATGATATGGAAGATGTAGAAATAGCTACTCCGGATATGAAAGAGAAAGAATCTTACTAGTGGCTAAAGTTATAAAAGTACTTGGCCCACCAGGAACCGGTAAGACAACAACTCTTCTTGATTATGTGCAGACAGAAATGGAAAGTATTCCTATAGACAAGATTGGTTATTTTTCTTTTACTCGTAAAGCTGCAAACGAAGCAAGAGATAGGGCTATTGAAAAGTTTGGTTTAGATAAGAAAAGCTTTAAATGGTTTTCAACACTACATTCGTGTGGCTATCATTCCATTAATCAAGAAGGTCGAACTGTAATGGGCAAGCCCCAGTTTAAATCCTTTGCAGAAAAGATAGGCCTTAAAGCAAAATTAGTAATTGATACTGAAACAGGAATGTCTGATAACATTTATTTGAATCAACATAACTTAGCGCGTGCTCGCGGCCTACCGTTAGAGGAACACTATAGAAAGCATGTTGATACGACATTAGTTGAGTGGAAGTACCTTGAACACTTGTCAACGGCCTACGATCAATTCAAGGAAGTAAACAGATATATTGATTATGCTGATATGCTTTACGAAGCAGTTAATGAAAACTTATTGCCTATACTAGATGTAGTATTTATTGATGAAGCACAAGACCTGACACCTTTACAATGGGCAATGGTTGAACACTTTGCATCAACTTGTCAGAGATTATATTTAGCCGGAGACGATGACCAAGCAATTTACAGATGGCTCGGCGCAGATGTTGAAAGGTTTATAGAATATCCTGCAGAAGAAATAGTATTACCAAAATCTTATAGAGTTAAAAAAGAAGTACAGGCGTTCGCTCAACAAATAATTAATGTAACCAAGAATAGAATAAAAAAAACCTGGGAGCCTCAAGAAGAAAATGGGGTTGTCAAATATCACCAAAGTATTAATAGTGTTGATCTTTCTAAGGGTAACTGGTTGCTGCTTGGAAGAGATAAATTCATTTTAAATAAACTAGAAGAAGAATGTCGTAATCAAGGACTGTGGTATGAAAAGCAAGAATACAAAAATATTATTAAACCAATACCCCAAAGAATGTTTGATGCTGTTATTGGTTGGAACGATTTGGTCAATGGTGAAATGATTGACAAGAAGACAGTCAAAAAAGTTTTTTTCTATAAAAAAGTATCAGATAAGTATGAAGAAGAATTAGAAAAGATGAACGATTCTCATTTATATGATCTAGATACTTTAAAAATTTTATTTGGTCTTTTTAGTGTGGGTGAGTGGCAATACGCATTAGAAAAAATAAATATACAGGATCGTGCATACTTAATGAGACTGGGTTTGGGTGATGACGATATTACTAAGAAACCTAGAATAAAAATTTCAACAATTCATGCTGCAAAAGGCGGCGAATGTGATAATGTATTATTAACAACTGACATGAACATAAAGACATACAACTCATATCAGAAAGATTCTGACGACGAACAACGCGTCTTTTATGTTGGTGCAACTAGAGCGAAAGAAGAACTACATGTACTACTGCCACAAACAACTATGCATTTTAGGTTAGCATTATGAACTGTTTACAGTGCGGAGAAAAATTAAATTTATTAGAAGAACAGAAAACGGACGAAACGTACCCTCATGATACTCTAACAACTCTTTATTGTAATGTGTGTGAGTCTATGGTCTTGTGTTATCACGATCATAGGCCTAGTCTTCGATCTATTAATTAAATCTATAGAAGGATAAAAAATGAAAAAGAAACATGACCCAGTAAACTATCCATCTCATTATAACAAAGGCGATATCCAATGTATTGATGCTATTAAATCGTGTCAAGGGTATGGCTTTAGATATTACTTACAAGGTTCAGCTATGAAATATATTTGGCGTCATGAGTATAAGAAAAAACCAGTTGAAGATTTAGATAAAGCTATTTGGTTTTTAAATAAACTAAAAGAGCAATAT